AGAAATTCTTGGTAATCTGCCAAAGCATCATCTATAGCAGGTTCTAAATCTGCTATAAATTGCCAATCAGGTTCAACCCTGGCTTCTGTTATCTCCCAAAATCTCATAATTGTATTTATAGCGCCTAATACCTAATGCTTTAGTTGAACGATACAATTCAATGCTAACACTATCGCTTTGGTTACCGCCTAGTATTTTCCAATACACTTTACCATCTTCATGTTTTTCCCAACCTACATAAAAACCAACATGCCCTTGCCAGCCTTCTTTGCCTCTAGGAAATACAACAATATCTCCTGCTTGAGGTATATCTACTGATTCTCCCCAATCTAAAAAACTTCTAGCAGTTAAAGGCTGAGGATGATTTATATCATGTAGGTTAGGTATATTACTTTCTTGTAATACTGCATTTACAAAGGCCGCACACCATTCTGTATAACGTGGATCAACTCCTACATACTCTTTAAGATCACGACTGTTTTGTTTTTCATTCATACCAAGTTTGCCTTCTGCATTTTGCACAGAAGTGTACATTGGCTGACATCCTGTCAACAGTAAAACCAAGATGATAATTCGCATGTGTTTACTTATACACTTGCAATATTATTGTCTCAGGATTAAATCTACCATTTAGTTTTGTTTCAGTTGTTTTGAGGGTTTTAAATTGTACAGGTACTTTGTGTTTTGTGATCTTTTTCCACTGAGATAAAATTTCTTGTGGTTTACGTATAGTTTTTTGTACACTACGTTCTGGATCAAAAAATTGTATAGTAGTACCTTTTACTTTAAGAGTTGCATGTGCTTCTGGATAGTAAACACCAATTTTTCTTGTTTTACAATTAAACACAACCAACATTGTTGAGTCTATGATTTCTGCTGGCTCTTTACTGGTAATACCAAAGTCGCTATCAAAAACTTTATACTTTAGTTTCTTTACTTGCTCGGCCGCAGTTTTTTGTTTTGGCTTTCTAACAATTCTTGTGTGTTTGTTTTCAGCCAACAGTATATCAAATGCCTGAAACAGTCTTTCATAAAACTGTAGTGCATCTTTACGTTGTGTTTTGTTTAAATGATCATAGCCTTCTTCTAATTGCTTCTGCATTTCATCACGTTTGCTTGGAGCAGGCAGACTGTCTAATTCACGATATTCTTCCAATGGTCCTGTGTACCATTTTCGCATGAATCTTACATGTCCTAAGTTTGTGCCTACACGTTTAAGAGTCTGCAGAATGTTTTTGTCTTTGAGTTTGTTCTTTTGTGGATCAATTAAAAACTCATCAATCCAAGTTTCTATGTCCTCAATTTTTTCTTCGGCGGCTTCTTCTAAACGTTCTTGTATTGTAGGAACATAGCCCTTCTTCTTTTTGCTTTCTTCTTCTTTCTTTTCCTCAATCATAGTTGAGCCTGTTTCAATGAGCTCTCCTATACGTTTTTTAATCCATTCTGTCATTGGTGCAACATCGCCACTGGTACCAGGACATGATTGCCAATACTCTTGTTCTTTTTCATTGTAATCAGGACAGCCGTCTAACAATAACTTACAATTAATACCTGTAACTATTTGAAACTTGCCTGATTTTCTTACACTAGCAATATCGTTTTTGGTATAGCCGTTTTGTTTCATCCATGTAAAAATGTGTTCTACATTGTCTGCGTATTTGAAATTCATGTAGTAGAAATCATGCACAGTTGTTTTCAATCTGTGAAATTGTTGTCCGTCTAACTGTTCCCAATTTTCAAAACTGGGTGCTTGTAAGCCTCTAGTACCTCGTCTAGGTGCCGACGATTTCTTCTTTTTTCTAACTTTAACTCCACTAGCCATGGTTACACTCCTATGTTTGTTTCTATTATAGTAACATACACTAGTTAGTTTTGTCAATCGGTAAATACAGTTATGGAGATCTAATGATGAAACTAGGTGCTATTGTTTGGGGATTACCCGACCATTTTAATATTGATATACACAATAAACTGGGTGCTATACTAAAACCTTTTACACAAACGCAATTGGCTAAATTTGGTATTGAAAAAGGTGATACATTGTGGATTGGTTCATGTTTTGATACCACTCTGATTCCAATGGGCGAAAGAGAGTCAAAAATTGATATGCAAGACACAGGCAATGGCAAAAATGCTATAGGTAGCAAAGATCCAAGAGATTATATATCAGTTTTTAAAGCATTAGGATACACACATTTACTGTTAATAAAAATGCCTTTCTTAGTAGGAAATTATATGTTAGCTGGCAAACAAGTTAGCGAAGATGCTTTGAATAATTTAATATTGCTTATGACTAGCAAAGAAGACATACATTTTATTGCACAACCTAATTATGATACAGATGAATCAGATGATTGGGATATAATGCCAATCATAGTTGATATTAATACTGCTAATCCTGAATTTATGTTGTACAATAAACCATTGGCCAATGTGCATGAAGATAATATTAAATCATATGATTTTACCAGCATAGGTTTATATGCAGGCAATATGTCATGGGTTGATGAAGTAGGCAGTGAAGCTTTCTTACGTGTATTAGAATCCACTATACCAGCAGACGTAGATATACAGCTTCTAACCAGTGATAAGATGGGTCCAGAAAATCCACATCATATTGACGTAATTGAAGGTATGTTAGAAGAAATAAAGGACACCGCTAATGCCTAGGCTTACACTTTACAAACCTACAAAGACAAATGATTTCTACTTTATGGATAAAACAATTCGTGAACAATTTGATATAGGCGGAGTGGGTGTCATAGTACACAAATATATTGGACCACAAGATGTAGCGGATCAGAACGACAAAACCCAGCCTAAATACACTGATAGTAGTGCCACAGATGCTAATGGTAACCTAACTAATGTAGAGCCAGATATTAGCGAACTAGATGTACAAGATGTTCTATTTTTAGAAAACAGAGACAGAGTATATGATCCAGACATATATGAATTACGTGGTGTATATAATGTAGCTGATACAGATTTTGATTTATCACAGTTTGGATTGTTTCTAACAAACGATACTTTGTTTATGACATTTCATATGAATGACATGGTAACAAAAATGGGTCGTAGATTAATGACAGGTGATGTGGTTGAACTACCACATCTATTAGATGAACTAGCATTAGATCAAAGCAAAGCACCAATACCAAAATTTTATAGTGTAACAGATGCCGCTCGTGGCAGTGAAGGTTTTTCACAAACTTGGTATCCACACATATGGAGAGTTAAACTAGCACCACTTAATGATGCACAAGAGTACACAAACTTACTTGGCAGTAACGAAAACGAAGACAGTCTAGCAAGTCTTGTTAGCACATACAATCAAGAAATGGATGTTAACAAAAAGATAGTTGAAGAAGCCGAAGCATCAGGTGGAGGAAATTATAATACAGATCATCTGTATACTACATCAGACAATGCAAATCCAAGTCCAGATTGGACTTATGGCGAATCACTTGCAAGTGGATTAAGTTTTCCTGCATCGCCTAATCAAGGTGATTATTTCTTACGTACTGATTTTGATCCAAACAGACTGTTTGTTAGACGTGGTGCAAAATGGGTAAGACTGTATGATAATATTTCTACATCAACATGGGACAGAAACACATTTGGTTCAGTAGAAGAATTTGTAAATCAACTCGGTAAAGATAGTGTAGACAATGAAGACTTTGATGTACGACAATCATTAAGTAACATAGCAAAAACTAAGAAGACAACATAATGAATTATTTTTATGACAAACAAATGAGAAGACACCTAGTTCAATTCGTACGAATGTTTTCAAACTTTAGTGTACAAATTGGAGAAAACGATAACGGTGATCCAATCTATAGAACTGTTCCTGCAAAGTATGGTGATCCAACACGCATGGCGGCGGCTATTATGCGTGAAAACTCAGAGAACAAAATGCTAAGTGTTCCTCAAATTACATGTTTTATCACAGGCATGGCACAAGATCCAACCAGAAGAATTCATGCTGGTTTTCAAAAAAGAGAAACCATATACGAAAAAGATTTTAACGAAGCAACAGGTAATTATTCAACAGATCCTGGTAATACCTATCAAATTACAAAAACTGCACCTGTACCATACATGTTAGATATAAATGTAGATGTTTGGACAAGTAACACAGATCAAAAATTACAGTTGCTAGAACAGTTATTGATATTGTTTGATCCAGTGATTGATTTACATAGCAGTAAAAATCCATTTGATTGGACAGCTCTCAGTTATAATGAACTAACCAATATACAATTTACAAGCAGACAACAACCAATTGGAACTGAAGATATTATTGAAATTGCAACATTAACTTTTAGAAGTTTGGTATATCTAACACCTCCTGCTAGATTTAATAGAAGCAAACTTATTCACACAATTCTTACAAAACTGTATACAATGGATGATGATCAAGTTGATCTATTTGCACAGAAGAAGAGCTTTACACATGACAGTTTATCATACACAGTAATAACTCCAAGTCAATATTGGATTCAAATCACTGATGCTACTACTGTTAAAATTATGAATCAAGATACAACCATACTAGATAGCAATGGAGATACACTCAATTGGGAAACTATACTAGCACCAATTGGCAGAATAAATGACGGATATAGTCAATTAAGATTACGTTTAGCAGGTACACCAGATGACGACGATAGTGATGTAATTGGTACTATAGCATATGATAATGGTAATGTTAATCACTTAACATTTACAATAGATACAGCAACACTTCCTGCAACCACTTTAACCGCTGTAGATAAGTTTGTAAATCCACAAGCAAATTATCCAGGCGATGGTACATTACCGGCGGCATCCAGTGGACAGCGATATAAAATTAGTGACGAACCACCTTCAGGAGGTTGGGGCACTTTAACAGCGGCCAAAGATGATATCATTCAATATGACGGCGCCAATTGGACAGTAAGTTTTGATGCTAGTGCAAACGGCTCTACTGCACAATATGTAACTAATACAGATGATAGTCAGTTGTATTACTACAATGGTGATGATTGGGTACATGCTTGGCAAACCACACACAAACCAGGATTTTGGAGAGTTTATCTTTGATACAAGCATCTGGTTGTTTGCTTCTTGCACTTGATACAGGTAGAATTTGTTTACAACAAAGAAGCAGTAACAACACACATCCTAGAACATGGGCATTTTGGGGAGGCAAAAGCGAACCAGACGAACGTCCTATTGAAACACTTCTGCGTGAACTAGAAGAAGAAATAGGCATGTTGCCTGATGTACAAAAAGTACACCCTTTGCATATCTTCACAAGCAAGAACAAAGAATTTACATACAACACTTTTGTGGTTGCAGTATACGAAGAGTTTGTTCCTGTATTAAACAATGAAAGTGATGGTTATTGTTGGGTAAAATTAGGTAACTGGCCAAGACCATTACACCCTGGCAGTAAAAATATTCTGTATGATAAAACTATGGTCAAAAAAATTGGGACCATCTATAAAAGAAATTCTAATACAAATGGCCCCGATTGGATCTCTAGCTTAAACAGTTAGTTTCTTTTTCATCGAACTTAAAAATTCCTTCTTAAGCCAATCAAAGTCGTTGATCATTGCGAGTTGGTTTGGATCTCCGGCGTATTTTTTACCATAGTCAGCACCATTTTTAGCACCACGCAATGCGTATCTACCAAATCTAGCACCATTATCGATGTTTAACCAAGTATCTAACCGTTCAGTATTTTCGTCAACCTTACTGTTTGAGATAATGTTACTTGAGAGTTTAGCACATTCTCTAAAAGCTGATCTCCATGTACGATATGGATCTTTATTGAATGCAGTTATATTACTAACTTGATCAACAGGTTGAAAAAATGCTACATTGGTACTAAAATCGGGCATTTTGTTACCTAGCTTCATCAACTGTTGTCTTGGAAATAATTTTACTGCACCAAATCCGTATTCCAGTCCATTTATCGGATTACGGGCTCGCCAGCAATATGTTGTGTTCTTTCGTTTGCTTTTAGGAGGCACAAAATCAAAACGAAAGTGATCCATAATTACTGCGTCTGCATCTACTATCCATACCATTTCACTTTGGCTGGTTGCTCCAGCTTCTTTGTATGCATTTCCAATTCCTCTAATGTTTCTAATATGCCGGGCTTCCGGATATTTTTCTGCGAGTCTTTGAAAATTTCTGTCTGCTTCAGGTTCATGGTAACTTATGAAGCAAATATCAAATTCTGAGTCAACATATCCAGCAATGATTCTACTGCGAATAACACTTTTAGGGTTACCGCTGGTAGGTACTAAACGTACCACGTCCCAACCTAATGGGCGTTTGCTTCTATAACTGACTACAGGAAATTCATATATATAATTTGTATCTGTACCTTCTGGTCTCCAATGCCAAGGAAAATCATCAGCAATAGGATAATTTTCATTGATTACCCAAATGTGACTGACTTGATCTGCATATCCTTCTGCCATAACATTGACAGTTTCCATGTCATTGATATCTTCAACATACAGTTTTGGAAAAGGAGAAATACATCTTGCAAGTATTCGTTGCCAAGGTGATACTGGTGTTTCTCCTCTAATCTCTTTTAAATGTTTTATATCAAACTGGTTGTTCCAGTCTGGTCTCCACATTAATTGTTCAGTTTCCATCTTCTATGTCCTTTAAGGTATAAACTTTACTTCCTACATGTGCAATACTTTGAGCAAGTTCAAAATCTGCATATGCTTGAAATCCAGCCTTAGATGCTTTTTCAAAAAAGTAAATGTCTTCACCCATCATTGATTCAGATTTACTATCGTATTTAACACCGAACCAAGGAGGATCTGAATAATCGTGTACGACTGCATCTACTACATCTAATTTACGCATTATATTAGGATCTTGCTTGTTCATTGTTTCAAACACTTCTCTGTGAATTAACACACAACCAAACCCTAAGGCCGCAACTTTTTCAATACCGCCATCTACAGATCTATTTAATCTTGCATCATAGTCCATGGCACTTTTAAATGCAGTACTTCTAATTGGTTTTACTCTTGTAGTGTAAGGAGCTCCAACAATTTTTGCTTTCCTGTTTAGTAACCTATCAATAGTATCACTAGGAAAATGCATGTCGCTGTCTAACCACATTAAAAAATCAGCTGATGTTTCTAGTGCTTCTCTTGTTAGAGCATCTCTCTGCATTGTTACATTACTGCCATACTGCATATGAATAGAAACTGACTTTCTATCCTGTCCGCATTTATGCATAAGATTAGCTAAACTGCGAGTAAACATTGTACTGCATTGATCCATTACAGGAATACATATTGCAATCCTATAACCATCATTGTTTACATATGTAGAAGGTACACTTACCATGTGTCACCTACATCATATCTTGTGGAACCATGTCCTGTGAAAGTTGGCGTTCTGCTTGTACAACACCATCATTTAACAGTTTGGCAAGATTTGCAGTTGTTTTTACACAATTTGCAAAGGCTGTATCATTGAGAGCCGCGATACGATTCATGTGATCAGGTTGAATTTTGCCAATGGTTAAAATATCAATTGCCGCCATTCGGGCAAGTCTGTCTACCCAATATTGCTCTTCATAGGTTTCAATGTTTTCAAGCAATGCTGGAACATCATGTTTTTGACTCATATCTGCTAGAATATCTTCTAAAATTTTAAGCTCAGCTTCTAAGCCAGCTTTAGTATGCTTACCATTATTAATTTCAATTTGCGATTGAACATAACGTATTTCATTGATAAGCAGTTGTGCCTGTCTTGCAGGATGTGGATGTTCGCCTAGCACGAACGTTTCTATTTCATATCTTGTACGATGGATAATCGCCGTGTCGACGATATTTTTCTCTGCCATGTTTTACCTCCTAAGGTTTTACATTTCTTAGTATATATCTGTACACACCAAGGGTGAGATGTTTATTATGGACTTGCACCAGTTGAATTACCGTTTTGCCAACCGCCAAATGTTGCACTAAGTTTCGTATTTGTTGTAACACTAGGATTAATAAATGCACCAAATGTTGCACTCAATAGTAAATTAGAGTTTGAACCAGGAATACCTCCTTGTCCGTTAAAAAAAGTACGAACTGTACTCATTGATATCTGGGCGCCTGTTGCCGGTAGTGCCATAGTTTATTTCTCGCTACTATTAGTTATAATAGAATTTACCTGTTCTGTCAAGGTTTTTATTTGTTCTTGTTGTTCTTTCATACCTTCTATGAGTAGTGCAACCATTTTTTGATAGTCAACTGCTTTGGTTCCATCATCTCTCTGTCTTACAACTTCTGGTAATACTTCTTCTACTTCTTGAGCAATAACACCAACATCATGTTTACGTACAAAGTAACCATCTTCTCCACCACGTTTTGCAATATGTTCGTCAGTCCAATCAAACGTCACACCACGCAAAGCAGTAATTTTTCCTAGTGGATCTGCAATTACTTCTATGTTTTCTTTTAAATTTCTATCAGATGAATAAAATGCAGTTACATCATTTGTTGCTCTAATTTCACCTGTTGTACTAGATGCGGCTGTGCCTACACCAAAACTGTCAAATTGTACATCAGCTGATGAGCTGGCTGTTCCAGCAAGTAATACTGTGCCTGTAGCATCCGGAAATGTTATTGTTCTATTTGCAGTAGCAGTTGTCATTGTAAATGCAGTATCATAGGTACCAGAATCAAAAACTAAATTTGGATATCCATGACTTGCATTACCTTGAAGATACAAATCTAAAGCAAATATACGGAATGAGCCATTGTTAACACCTGGTACACTTATGTTTGTATCAGCACCATTAATACCAAGTGCGTCGATTAAACCAGCAGTTCCTGAACCGGCTATATCGTCATCTTTGATTATACTAAGTTGATATGCACCACATTCACTGCCATCCGCGGCTCCCTTTATGTAGAATTTTTGCATAGCATACATGGTATCATTGCCACCATCATCATGGCCGTAAAAATCAAATCTTGCTAAAGGTCCGTTGACAGCGTTGTTCTGAGAGTAGTATGTATGCATGTGTGATTCACCACCAGCATTGTAATCCGTTTCCCATGTAACAGTAGCCGCGGTGCTTGTGCCTTGACGCATGTTAAAATTTACTACAGCACTAGTATTGTCTACAGCTTCGGGTCCAAAATGCATTTTAGAACCATCGGCTTCAAATTTAAATAAATTATTGACATTAGCCAAAGGTCCATTGGTGCCAGCATCTCCATATTTTAGAGCAAACTCAGTGCCTGCCGCCACTAAATGATAATCTCTAGTTTGACCAGTATCTGAGAATGAAAGAAAAGGATTAACATCATCTTCTATAACAATTCCATTTCCATAATTTGCCGCTGGAGCAGGACTTCCAACACCAACACCAATTACGTTTGCACCACTGGCAGTATAGGTTCCGCCGGAGACACCACCAAGGACATCAGACAATGTTTCTGCCGCTGTTCTACCTTCTACACTTGTACCATCTATTTTTAGGAAATCATCATCGGCAACATTGGCATTACATACCAATAGGTTGCCATTACCTATACCAGTATCAGAACCTGCACCACCTCCAAGTTGTGATGTTAGTGCCACTGTACCTGTTGAGTCTGGTAATGTAATTGTGTTGTTTGCTGTTGGATCTGTTGCTGTTAACAGCGTGTCATTACTATTGTCAGTTGAACCTTCAAAGTAAACACCAGTTGATCCTGATACTTGAAATGAAGTTGCTATTGCTTGTCCTGACACAGTAAGATTATTACTGCTCGGATTGTATGATAATCCAGCATCTGTGTACACTTGGTTAACTGCCATTGATGAATCATCACTGTCAACAATGTTTACATAATGAGCGGCATCTACGGCGCCTCTTTGTATTGTGTGTATAGTTTGGGCTTCTGCGGCTGTTGATGACGCACCTACCAATGCACCAGTGAATGTTGTTGCTTCCATTGTTTCAGCAACCAAAGTACCTAAACTAAAACTTCCATCTGATGTGTTAATATTACCTGTTACTGCTGGATCATATTCATCAAACAATCTAAATTTTTGATCTGTTACGTCAAAGAATAAACCTACTTGTGTAAATCCTACACCAGATGCACCTGTATTTCTAAATCCAATCACACCAAGGTCAATGTTTGCAGGAGCGGCCGTACCATTCCATGTATCATTTAATGTGTGTCCTGATGTTGCATTAAATTTAATTTTAATGCCACTGTCTAGGGTTTGTTCATCTCCAGTAATGCTTACAGCAGTTGCTTCTGTAGAAGAAAAGTTATCTTTACTCCAACTAAACTTGTCTGGAGTTCCTACAGTATCAATTTTTACATAATAGGTTGTACTTGCTGTGCCTTCAAATAATCCGGCAAATGTACCATCATTAAGTCCACTACCTGAAAAGTTAACAGTTCCAATACTGTCACCTGATCCTAAGAACACATACGGATCTTCAACGTTCAATGAGTTAACATCTGTACTAGCACTGGTACCTAAAATTGTTAAGTTACCACCAATAACAACATCACCATCAAATCGTGCATCACCTGTTGTTCTAAAACTCGCCGCCATGTTGTTGATCATATCAACATATACAACACCTGTACTTGCATGTGATTTAGTTGTTTTACAAACTTCAACACTAAAGTTAGGATATGTTGGCGAAGTTGCTGTTAAACTACCTGCTGTATCAACATACAGCGGAGCACCAACACTAAATGAACTGGTATCTAAGTTAAAATACAAACCTTGTATCATAACATAACCATAGCCTGTGTTAGCAATACTGCCAAATGTTAAACCTATTGTGTGTTGTACATCAGTTGAACTTTTATCTGAAAGTGAAACTTTCATACCACCAGCTGTAAGTCCACCACTGTATCGCACAGCCTTACCAGCCGCGATTGTTGAACCTGTATCGTTATAAACATATTGGAATGTATTCTGTCCAATTCTAATGATTTGTGAAGTATCACCTGTGTAATATGCTAGAGCATCAAAATTGTTTTCATAGAAAACTCTACCTTCGGCGGCACTACCAGGAGTGCCTGCACCGGTGTCAATGTCCATATAATCAACACCATCTATGTAACCTTGTGCCTTAATATTATCTGTATGTGTGTTTAACCAACGCAATGAAGCTGAACCAAGTTCCCTTGTGCCGTCATTGTCAGGTATAATACTACTATCAACCTTGGCTGTTATGGTAAGTGTATCTGTGTTTGCATCACCAATGTCTATGTTACCATTGAGTGTACTTGCACCTGCTACAGTTAGTCCGCCACCTACGTTTAGGTTTTCAGCAATACCTACACCACCATCTACAATAAGAGCACCAGATGTTGCAGTTGTACTTGTGGTTGTAGCATTTAGGTTTACTGCACTTGTAACATCAAGTGTGCCTGCAATAACTGTGTTACCAGTTGCGGCCGCTATGGTTACTTTGTTTAAACTATCACCATATGTGATATCGCCAGTAGCACCTATTGTCATTCTTACTGTGCCAGCTGTTTTAAAATCTAATTCATCATTGTCTGCACCTGCACTATCTTCTGCTAAAATAGTTGTGTCACCATCTCCGTCTTTAACTCCGCCTAATGAGCCCCATGCTGATCCATCATAACCTTCAAATGAACTATCATCAGTGTTATAACGTAATTGTCCTTGAACGGCAGTTGGTCTTTGTGCAGTACTACCAACTGGAATTTGTATAGATCCAGTTGTTGCAATTTTCATATTGGCGCCATCAAATGTAAAATTTGCATCATCTTCGAGTACACCTGATGTGCCTGCAATCGTAATTCTATTATCTGTAAGAGCAGAGTTTGTTAAACCAGTTACATCTACAGCACCAAATTTTGCTCCACCAACAGAACCAGACATAACTTCACTGGTATTAGATGCTTGAGGGATAAACATAAATTTGTTGTCTGTGTCATCCATACCAAAGAAACCAACTCTAGCCTGTGAACCATCATGCCAACGAAATTCAACACCTCTGTCTTTGTTATCATCTGAGCCAGGAGGTGAATCACCACCTAGTGTCATAATAGGATCATCTACAGTCATTGTGGTACTGTTTACAGTTGTGGTGGTACCATTAACTGTAAGATTACCTGTGACTGTAACATCGTTAGGCAAACCAATTGTGACTGTGCCAGATGATTCTGCTACTTCAACTTCGTTTGCAGTACCATTAAATGTAAGTGTTCCACCACCTGCTATAGCAGATGAATTAGAACCATCAGTTACTGTAAATGCTGTTGGTAAGTTTGTAATGGTTTGTCCACCAAAGTCTACTGCTTTGTTGAACGCAATTTTTTCTGCACCATTACTTGTGTCAAATGTAAGAAAGGCTGTACTGCCTTCTTTAATTACTAATGCGGTAGCCGATGCATCTTTTAGTACAATTTCGCTATCGTTACCTGCTGAGTTTTCTACTGTAAGGCCATTCTTGACCTTAAAATTATGTTGAAAAGTTGCCATATCGCTTCCCTCTCCACGGTTAGGCTACACTACTGTATATTGTTATTATTTACCTAAATTAGATTAAGTGTTTTTCTGCAATGAACCTATAGTTCATAGAATCTGTATTAGCAGGAGTAATTCTTAATCTAACATTACCACTGTTAATATCTGCAGAAATTGTAAATTGATTTGCACCACTTAATAATGAACCATAAGTTGTCATGTAAACATTTGATCCGTCATGTAAAACTAAAATTTGTGTTATTTGAAATACTGAACTTGTGGTGTTTTCGCATGATATAAAATATTTTGCACTACGATATGTGGTTAATGACCACTGGTCTACACTAAATTCTGCTGTAGAAGAACTGGTTGCTGTACTGGCATGACTGTGATATGCATTGTGCATTGTGATGTTATTGGTAAAAACTGTGCCAACTTGATTGGCTTGGCTACCAATATTTTGTGCAAAGAGTGTACCAATTTGATTAGATCCTGTACCAATATCACTTTGACCATTGGTTGATATTGTGATATCTTTGTCATTTAAATCTAATGCACCTCCAAGTTGTGGTGTTGTATCTTCGACAACATTTAACATCACAGTACCAGATGCATTTGGTAAAGTTATAGTATTGTCTTGACCAGGATCTGTGGCTGTAAGTTTTGTTTCATTTCCGTCGTCTGTAGAACCTTCAAATATAAGGTCTGCATCTTTGCCAATGCGTACACCTTCTCTGTCAAACTCAGCAACGATTGTGTTTACACTATCTTTTAGTACACTTATTCTAATTGCACCATCTTCATTGGTTGCTGTTATATCTCTTAGGTATCCATATATTTGTGCATAGGTTTTTGTAGCAGGAGTGCCTGCACTATTGTAAGCATCAAATTTAATAACACCAATTCCGTCTCCCCCGCTTGGTGTTGCACTCTGTCTATCAAGTGTAATACTAGGGCCAACTGCATTAGTGGCATCATCACTGTTAATGTTGATATTACCTTTACCGGTAATATCTTTGCCGTTCATGTCTAGGTTACCACCTAGTTGTGGTGTTGTATCAGCAACAACATCAGTTGCTGTATCAACAAATTCAATTTCTGTACCACCTGCGTTTACTTTCAAAAACTTACCAGGATCAAATGATGCAGGTGTATCTGTTAGTTCTAAGAAATTAGTGGCAGAAAGTCTATTCCATGCACCACCTATGTAACCTTCAAATTCTAAATCATTGGTATTGTAACGTATCATACCAACTGTTGGTACACCTGGTCTTTGTGCAGTACTTCCGCCTGGTATTTGTAAAGCACCATTTGTATCAAACTTTACATTGGTACCATCGAACAATATTGCATTGTCAGTAGTAAGTCTACCACTGGCTCCAGCAATAATAAATTTTTGATTGTTAAGATCACCTACTGACATTTCAGTAAATGTAGCTGTACCTTGTGATGTTAAATTACCAGTGAGTGATGTAATACCTTTGACAGTTAAATTATCTTCTGCTTCTAATTCACCTAGATGTACTTTGATATAATCTACAATGTTAACATTACCAGAAGTTTGTCCATCTTCTGTAGGACATGAAATAAAAGCAACTTCATCTTCGCTTTCGTCATATATGGCACCTACGTTATTTGTGTTTGTAGATGTACCATCGCCTCTAGTAACAATAAACCCTTGGTCAACTGATTGTGTTGTAGTGCCTTCGCCTAATTTAATGAGTGCTTGGTTAATAGATGTGCTGACAAGTGTTGTTTGTGTACCACTTACTTGAAAGTTTCCTGTCATAGTAACTGTACCACCGACGTTCATGTCTCCACCAACGTTTAATGCACCACCAATACCAGCACCACCAGATACAACCAATGCACCTGTAGAAGTACTAGAACTTGTGGTACCATCATTAACATCAACTCTTGCATCAAAGTCTGCAATACCACCAACTAGCAAAGTAGAATCTAGTGTTGTGGCGCCTGTTGCTCTAAAAGTACCACTAACATCTAACAGTTTTGTAGGAACACTTTGATTTATACCTATGTTACCATCTGAATGGATAACCATACGTTGAGTGCCAGCAGTAAAGAAATCAATTTGATCATTGTCTGTACCGTCACTATCTTCAACAGTAACATATGTATCTTTGTCAATATCCTGCATAATGGTGGTAAATGTTTTCCATGAACTACCATTATAGCCTTCAAATCTAGTTGTGGTTGTATTGAATCTTATATCTCCTGTGTTAGGAGATCCGGATCTAGCACCAGTATTACCTGACGGAAGTGTCAATGCACCGGTGATATCCAGTTTTAAATCATTGGTTTGAGTTTTTAACAGATTTTGCTGGTGATCTATTTTTATTGCCATACCTACACTCTCTTACTGTGCAAGTATTTATACGTTTACTGTCTGGCGTATTACTTTCAATGAAGCACTTGTGGCTGAACCCATTGTAACTTTAAGTTCCACGTTTGCTCCGTTAACAGCCGCAGTAAACGTGCCTAGAGTAGATCCACTTACTAGTGTGCCGTATTGTGTAATATAAGCATTTGTACCGTCATGTCCTACCATAACCTTACTGCTTTGAAAAGCAGAGCCCTGTGTGATTGCAATAAAGTATTCACTTGCTCTAAAAGATGCTATAGCAAATGTATCTAATACTTGTATTGATGTAGAAGCTATAGTTGATCCAGCACTTGTGATATGACTGTCATTTGCACCACTGCCCATTATTTTAAAAGTTGGAGTCATTAATGATGTAGTAACTGTTACATCAGCTGGTAGGCCAACTGTTACTGTATCTGTTGCACCTACAACAACTTCAACTTCGTTAGTAGTACCATTAAATGTAAGATTGTCTGTGCCAAGAGCCACTGCTTGTGTATTAGATGCACCATCAACAATGTTGAGTGTGGCCGCAGAAGCAGTATCTACATAATTTTTTGTAGCGGCATCTTGAGCCGCAACCGGATCGCCTAAGTTTTCTATTTTGCCTGTGCCTAGGTCTGCACTTTTTAACCATGCTTTGCTCCAAGTTGCACCTGTTGTTCCTAACGAATATGTGTTATCACCATTTGGTCTAATGTTAGAACCTATGTCCGCGGCAAGATTAAGTGTGTCTGTATCAGCATCACCTAAACTAAGTGTACCACCATCTGCTGTGATATTACCTTTAACATATAATGCTTTCTCTACTAAGGCTCCACCTTTAAATTGAACTGACGCTGTAGATACAGTTGCATCTGTTAAATCTTCAACTACTGATATTGTTGCTCCACTACCTGAAGCTGTTTTTCTGAAACTTGGCATTGCATTCTCCTACTAAGAGTATTTAGTCAAAAAGGAAGGCACCCTAAGGCACCTTCGCAAACTTTAAAAAAAGGAGTTATTAGTGAGTAGGGAGGACTTTGGGTTCACCTCCAACTAGATCGACCGAGATACCATTCTCATATCCTCTAGCACTTACTTCCGCCCGGGAGGGCGATGTGATTTTCAGTCGCTAAACCTTAAACCTGGCTACCACGCCTAAGCAATCAAGTTATGCCTCTAGGTAAGACACGTTTCCTTGCACTACTCTAGTAAGACCGTCGCCTTGCTATACTTATTAATATAGTACTTCTTATACCAGAAGTCAACCTTTTTTTGTATCTTTTTTCAAAAAAAAATGGGCCACCGAAGTGACCCATTTTGTAATATGGTATAACCAAAACTTATGTAAAGCTAAGGTTACCGCTGTTGATTGTAATACCTTCAACATAGTCTGCCGCATTACCGAGCGATGAAGCTTGGTTGGACAATTCTGTGTAACCATATCGTGTCATAAATGAAACTACTGGTTCAAATGTTGATGGATCCATAACAACACCACTGCTCATCAATGGAATGTATGGGCAGTAATACGCTGGTGCGTCCATTTCGCCTGAGCCTTTGTAGCCTACCAATGCAACAGTTGAATCTGATGCATACTGGTCTGCGTACACTCTCATTGTACCGTTAAGAGTACCTACAAATTTTGTATTTGTTGGTGCTTCAAAAGGTCCTTCAGTTGTTCTTGCGAATGCTGAAGTTGTAGCTGACTGAAGAACAGTAAGCATTGCTGGTGATACTACCAAGTAGTTACCTGCGCCTCTTCTTGTTCTTGCGGCGATTAGATTTGCGGCTCTATTTACTAGAACTGCAAATGCGGCATGTTCGTCACCAACAAATGTAGCAGTACCTGATACACCGGCCTGGTTGTATGTTAATGATGGTGTGCCTGCCAAGCTTCTAAGTGAAGCAAGGATTTCTTGATCGATTTCAGCAGTAATTTCTTGGGCTAGTGCCGCCATTACTTCTGCTTCGACGTCAATGCCATGCATTGAGTTGGCGTCTTGAGCCGCTTCAAAAGTCCAGCGAGCTGATAGCTTTCTGGTTTTTGCTTCGACTGTTTGCTTTAGGATCTGGATGCTTAACTTTTTACCAGCTGTAGCTTCAAGTGTTGAAGTTGTATCAGCGGCGTTAGTTGATGCATTACCAGAATAACCTGTTGCAATCAAGAATGGACTTAATGCCTCATCACCTGCAGTAGCTGAGTCAAAAGTTTCAGCATATCTTACTCTAAGTGTGTGGATCTGTCCGACTGGGCCTGTCATAGGCTGAACACCAACTAGCTCGTTAGCGATAACTGTTGGCATAACACGGCGAATGACTGGAAGGATAACTTTATTTAAAGTTGCAATATTACCGGCCATTGTTGTGCCAGCAGATGCAGTCTCTGACAAATACTGCTTAGTATTTTCGAGAGTCTGTTCCATAACAACTTTTTTGTTACCTTCAAGACCATCAACCAGTGCGTCTTTGGTTTCATTCCAATTTTCTGTAAGGTTCATTGGATCTACTCCTAATTAATTGCGGATACCCGCTAGTTTGCGAAGGTTGATAATTTCAGCCTGTGTTCCGCCAGTGTTGTTTGCGTCACTTGAGGCCTTGTTACCTGTAAACTCAGTCTTCTGAGTTTCATTAATTATGTTTTTGTCGATTGGCTTAGAATCTTCCTTAATAACACTAGGTAGATACTTTTTAAACTGTCGTTGCAATCTATCAGTGTTTACACTTTCGAGTAAATCTGACATGATTTCACGTTTGTCCTTAGCCAACGGAGCCATTAGCTCGTCAAGGATTTGTTTACGTTCTGTTGATTGTTCCATTACTTTAACAGCCTTCTTGCCTTCTGCTATCATAACGTCTTTTTCATTCAGCTTATCTTCAGCTTCTTTCAACAGACCTGACATTTCCTCGATTTTCTTAGAAAGTATTTTAACCTCAGTGCCTTCTGCAAGGTAACTTGTCATAAACTCACCTGCAAATGTTTCGAATATTTTACGTCCGAATTCATTTTCACGTGCTGATTTAATATCTTCCTTCAGTGTTGCCAATTCCTTGACAAAACCTTCTGATACAATACCATGCACTTTTTCAGATGCTTGTTTAACAAACTTGCTTCTGGCTTCTTCGATTACTTTCTTTCCTTCTTTTATCATTTTGACTTTTTGCTCAACTAGTGAACGTTTGTCTTCATGAAATTCGTTTAACTCCTTAGTGAGTTGCTGGATCGCAAAACCTTCTAGCTTAGAAATTTTATCTTCGCCAGCTTGTCGATCCGCTCTCAATTCGGCAATTTCCTTCTTGAGAGTTTCCATGATGAATTTGTTAAGAACATCAGCATGTTCGGCAACCGCTTTTTTGTACTGTACACGTTCTTCTGCTACTTTTTTCTTGTCTTCATTAAACTCAGTGAGTTCTTTGACTACAACATCACGTAGCATCTTATCCGCGGCTTCAATGATCTGAGATTTATCATGATCATATCGCTGTGCAAATTCTTCTCTTAGTTCACCCGTAATACTCTTACGTGCTTCTTCGAGTTTTTTATCGAATGCTTCACTAATACTTGTTCTAACTTCTTCGGAAAGCACCTCGGAGCCTAGAAGTTCTTCAATCGCTGTAAGAGCCATTATTATCTCCTATATCCAAGGTCGTTAATGAACCGTAGGATCTCTTCCTTGAGATACTTTTGGGCTTTCTTGTCGTGTTCAGTAGCTCTAGCAACATCCATAAGCACATTTCCCTTACGACCATGGTTCATTAGCTGTTCGTAAATGGGATCTGGATACGCCTCTGGAGCACTCGGATTGGCAACGATATCGACTGTGACTATTTCAAAGTCGCTAACTTGGCCGTTCTCTGTAACGTTACCGCTACCTCGACTAGATACGCCTAGTTTTACACCATTCTCTATCAGGGTAGTACATATGTTACCCATCGGAGTTGGTAATAATTTTAGCTTACCAATTCCATCTGATCCTTGCATTTGAATATTTTGAATCACATGACTCACTCTATCCAAGTTAATGTTTAGATCATCTGGATGATCGGCTTCGCCTAATACACTATACCCACCTTCAATTTTTTCTTGCAGAGTTTTAACTGCCGTATTAATTTCATTAAGTGGATATACTCGTCCATTATGATTTTGCTTTTCACCTTGTATGAAAATGCCCTTCATGTACAGGTCTTTGCCCTCGCTATCTCTTTCAGCAACGAGAGCCGCCTGCGATGGTGACATAGTTTCAATTAGTGTCTGCATCATCTATTACTTCTTTGCTCTTTTTGTTTCAGTCATCTTTGGTTTAGGTGCTGAACTCAATTTTGCATCTTGTGTAGTGCCACCAATGTCTTGTGCCTTTGGTGCAGGTCGGCCTTTTTCGTCACCGCCCTTAGACATATCTACAGCTTCACCGCCCATATCATCGCCAGGTCCTACAGGACTAGCTTTGTTATCAGCATGATCGGCATTGTCCGCACTTTTCTTTTCTGTATATTCACGTAGCTCTTCGTCTAGATCTTCGTCTTTTGCTTCTTCAACTGATTCATCTTCTTCAACTGCTTCGTCTTTTGCTTCTTCCACAGCTTCATCTTTTTCTTCAGTTTTTTCTGCAACAGGCTCTTCTACACTTTCTTCAGGCATTTCTGGCATTTCCATGTCCATTTCGCCTTCAGCTTCGTCACCGGCTTCGTCGCCCATGATTTCTGCAAATGTTGCCTTAAGTTCTGCTAGAGCGTCTTCTACGTTCATTATAGCATCTTCGGCTTTTTCAGCATCGCCTGATGGTGCTTCTTCGTCGCCCATTTCAGCTTCGCCTTCTTCTTCTTCGCCTTCTTCGCCAAAGTATTCTTCAGCTTCGATTTCTTGTTTGTCTGTTTCGACATCGTCAAGGAAGTCAGCTTCGTCGTCTTCACTACCGAAGTCTTCATCGAGTTCTTCCTCGTTAGCTTCGTCTACGATTTTTTCTTCTTCAATCTCATCCGATTCAACAAGGTCTGACCATACTTGACGGGCGAGTCCGACATAATATTCATGCAGAAGTTCTTCTGCCTGCTCTTTGTCCTCATTAATAAGGTGTTCCAGAGCTTTTTCTAGTTTTTCTCGACTCATTATAAATCTCCCGTTAGTAGAGTTATTACACTTCTATTTAAGACGTCTTGGTAATACGTCTTGGTAAACACCTGTCAAAACCGTCTTTTTGACAGAATATGCCTATTCGTTGCCATGAATGCCTGGATTGTTAAGTAGATTCGCCTTGGAATCTTGTGCCGTAAATTTGTTTGTATAGTTTAATGCGTTCAAGTTCTTCTATTTTTTTACTAGCATTGAAACTTTTTAGTTTATTAAGATGCCTTAATGTTAGCCTAGGGCGTCTAGCTTGATCAATATCAATTTTGCTGAATTCATCTCTTGAACTGTCTTTGAACTCTACTAAACGCATGTTTTAATTCCTAATTGTAGTATATATGCCTAGATGTCTTACTTCTATGCAGAATCGGTGTCAGAATCGGGGTTTTCACCGCCACCTAATGGCGAATCGTCACCTGTTGCATCATCACCTACATCGGCATCTGGGGCTATATCTACGGCTGTGTCTGTATTAAGTTCTTCTGGTCGCATGCCAACTGCACTTAATCCGCCACTTGTATTGCTGGATCCACCCAACTCTTCGATAGTACCCATTTCTTCTTTCCACATTTTTTCGTTTTCAATAATTTCATCTTCACTAAGTCCTAGATACTTGCTCAGTATAAATCTTCTACTTAGATATGGAACACCTTCTAAGTTGTTGAACAATCCTGCACGTTGAGAATCTAGTTCAATGCTTCTGTAATCGCTGAAGCTCTGTGGTTCTAAGAAACGCACTTCAAATGTTTGTGCTGGTACTTCAATGCCTTTGTGCTTACAGTACATTTTAAACTCTTTGTCAAACACGTCTTGCATGATGTTTTGTAATCGTAAACAATACCTATTGAATCTATATTCTTGTATAAATGCTGTGCCAACTCTGCCATCATTGTATGAGGAAGTTCCATCATCGGGACCTGTTGGCAAATAACTGCTAGGCACACGCAATGCTCTAAGCATTTTGTTTGTGAAGTATTTTAAATCATCAATTTGACCTAGGTTTTCACCACCTGGTAACACTTCAACTTTGGAACCTCTACCTTCGGCAGTTTGTGCAAAGAAGTAGTCTTCCATGATGGATAATGGATTATAACTGCTATCCATAATGTTAGCACCACCACCTGTTTTAGAAGGAATACGTCTTTGATGAATTTCGTTTTTAACTCGCTCGACAAAACTGATTGCTTTGTGTGTTGGCATGTCACCAACATCTACATAAAACACTCTGCGTTCTGGAGCTCTTTGTACTCTGTATATAATAATAGAATCTTCAAGCAGTTCTTTTTGCTTGTATGTTTTAAAGATAGGATCCAGTATACTGTTACCAAAAGGAAAGTTTGTGTCCATTCCTTCGCTTAATGCAACATGTACAATATGTTCGGCATCAACGGCAAACTCTTGTATCTGTCCTGAATTGTTTTGAAACACACCACTAGGACCACTCATGCCAGGCGTTTGTCCGCCTTTAGCTAGGTTGTCTATTGTGTTGTAGCTGTCTTTGTGTTGTTTGATTTCTGTTGCTACAAGCGTTTGTAAGTTCAAGTCTATATTTTTAAGTATGTACTGCTCAGGTTCCTTGCCCTTACTGTCATTAAGTATAACCTTGCTTACATCAACTGGATTTGCCCATATAAGTTTGTATGTTTCCGGATCACGAATAAAGATTTGATCTCCGTACTTAATAGTGTTTCTGAATATTCTAAACAAACGTCTATCAAATTCATTTATGTTACACCATTGCCGTAATGCTGTGCCCAGTACATCTACTTCACTTTCTGTGCTATCTTCTTTGTAATTAATTTCAAAAGGAAGATTATCATCATCAGTGACCTGTGTACTAAATTCACTGATTGTATCAAGTGCGGCATTTATTTCGCTGTCCATGTCCATTGCGTCATATTGCATATAACGTTCAACACGATTAGGGTGTCCGCTGTATAATTCAGGCAGATAGCTTTGCCATCTGTTAGCACTAGGAGATGCTTTGTCGCCTCTTCCACCACCGCCTTGGTATACTGTAAAATGTTTTTTCCAACTCATATAAGTCTTTCCATGTTTATATCGTTCTATTGTATGTTATTTATGGTAACCTGTCAACCTTATTAACTTGGCAATCTTTGTTCTCTATAGAACTTTTCATCTGCATCAAGTGACTGTCTTGTAAGACTATTATTGATCATTGTGTTATCTCTGATTGTTTGTAGGGCCGCCACTGTTTGCTCACCTGATTTTTCCATAATTACGCCCAGTCTGGTCAATAAATCACCTTCACCTGCCGCTGGATCAAAACCAGCCATAATACGGCCTAGACTGGTTCTTCTAATTGCATTCACTGATGCAATAGTTTTTTGGTTATTTTGTTCAATTTCTTTTTTCTCTTCAGGTGTCTCATCACCTGTTAATGCTTTGTATCCAAAATATCCTGCTGTGCCTACTGCCGCGACTGCTAATGCACCAAGTAATACCGGCATACTGATCAATCCCATTGCCGCACCACCCAATGATAGAGCTATCGTGCCTGCTCCTTGCAGAGCCATTCTTAGACCTAAGCCACCAGCAACCATGCCCCCTAATTTTGTCCAAAATCTATTCATTGCACTTTTTCCTGCAGGCCTAGGTGTTTTGCCTTTACCTTTGCCTTTACCATCGCCTCCTCCTATTGCACCAAAATTTATATCACCACCGCCATCATCGTCACCACCGGCGGCATAAGTCTGTTGAGCAACAAGGAATGCAACTGCGGCCGTGACTTCGGCGGCATTAAATCCTTGACTAAGGTCTCCGCCTAATCCCATGGTTCCTGAAAGTTTTGATATTATTGACTGTGCAAAAGCATTAGTGGCTTCTGCATCACCTGGTTTAAATCCTAGTATATCTGTGTTTGCCATCTTGGTTAACAGTTGACTTATAAATGCTTGAAGATCTCTATCTCTGGTACCCAATGCAGTTGCTTGGCCTAAATTTTGTAATTGTAAATTATTTAGATCTTGTCCTCGTAAATTTTGCAATGATTGATTCAATTGTTGCAATGAACTTAAAACTGTATTAGCACCCCCGGCCGCACTAGAGCCTCCAACTACCAATTGTGTCATCTGTTGAACAAATGCAGGACTTGACATAATAGACTGCATTTGATCTCCCATGCCTGCAATTCCTTGTATGTCATTATTAATGTATGCTCTCATAATATCAGCTAGAGCAGGACCGCCTGCAGACTGCATCAATTGGCCTGCTTGTAGTAATTCTGGTGCCATTTGTCTTAGAGCAACTTCCATACTCATGCCTGACTGTTCGGCGGCATTTGCAATTTCTGTTAACCGTGGACCTAACTCATCTCCTAGCATAGCCTGTACAACATTTGCCGAATTCATTGCTCTAGCTTGTTCATCAGCTGACATATTCATGAAACGTAAACCACCTACGGCTGATTGTCTTTCTGCCATTCTAGCTCTGATCATTTCTCTTCTGTCAGCACCTGTAAGCTGTGCCATTGCTGTAGTTTCATACAGCATTCTGCCTAGACCTTCGTTTGTATTTTCCAATGAACGATTTACTCTTTCTTGACTCATACCCATTCGTTGCATGATTTCAATTTCCTGCAACATCACTGAATTTAATTCTGCTACGCTAAAACCAAAATCGCCAAATGGTCTAGTAGCACCTGCAAATGATTGACTTAACTCAGTGAATCTTTTCATTCCGCCATCAACACTACCACCTAGTGTTGTAACACTTCTACTGCTTTGTTCTAGTGCGTTGGTTAGATCTTTAAGAAATATACCTGCTTCACCGGCCGCTGTTCTCAGTTCCAACATGTTGCCAAATAATCCACCGCCTGATATTTGTGCCATCTGTTTGGCCTGAGCGGCAAATTCATCTGCAATACCAAGTGCAAATCCGCCACCTGCGGCCGCGGCCTTGGTTAAAGCACCTGTAAGTCCAGACATGAATCTTCCTATTCCAGTGCTACCAAATGTTTCAGACAGCATGGTTCCAACTCTTGAAAAACCAGTTAGTGCAGGACCTAGTGTGGCTGACAATGATGTGTTACCAGATGCTAGTGCAGTAAATCCTGTTTTAAAATCTTGTCCAACTTTATTAAAAGCGTCTCTTCTTTGTTTTCTAGCCTGAGCCGCCTCTTTTTTAGCATCTTCATTTCCTGTTTTAGTTTCTTTAAGATCTGCTGTAGTATCTTTCTCAATTTTAGATAAATGTTCTCCCATCTTCTTAAGACCCGAGGCAGATATTGTATTGCCTCGCATCATAGAAGTTAATATTTGCTGTGACATACCAGTAGCAGTGGCTATCTTCTGCAGAGTGGCCTCCATAGCAAAATCAGGAATAATTACATTTTCACCGTTTATGTTAATTGTTGCCATTAAATACCTATATAAATAACTATGTATCGATAAGATACACAATGTATTTATTAGAGGAAAACCATGTCAGATAACCCATTAATGTCTCATATGCGACAAGAAACCGTTTTTGTTAGACTACCGAGCAAAGGAAATTTCTACACACAGAAGCCAGATCTAACAGATGATGGAGAAATAGGTGTACGTGCTATGACCAGTGCAGATGAAATTGCAATGAAAGTACCTGATGCACTTTTTAATGGAGAAGCAACATATAGAATTTTAAAAAGCTGTTGTCCTCGTATTAAAGATCCTAAAGAGATGCCCTACAATGATGTAGATGTTGTACTGATGGCGATACGTAGAGCCACATATGGCAATGAACTCAATGTGCCTGTAAAATGTAAAAATACTGAGTGTAACAATGAACAAGAATACATCAAAGAAATTGATCCGTTACTAGCACAGATTCCTTTACTAGAAGATACGTATACTGTTACAGTTGGTGACCTAACAGTTTATCTCAGACCAATTGATTTACAATCTACAACACAATTACAAATCCAAGCAGTAGAGCAAATAAAAATTAATGATACACTTGCAACATTTGAAGGCAATCAAGATCAAATTACATCATTTCAAAACAGCATGAGAACTATTGCAGACAGTAACACAGAAATTATTTCAAGATGTGTTTACATTGTTGAATTGCCAGATAAAAAACGAGTTGAAGATCCTAAACAAATTCAAGAATGGATTAACAACATTGATGTCATTACATACAATTCTATAATGAACAAACTGCTAGAAATACAGTCTGTTGTAATGAAAGTGGTTGTTGAAGGTAACTGTGTTAAATGCAATGAACCTTTCAGTCAACCATTGATAGTGGATCAATCGCATTTTTTCGCATGAGCGTCGCACGTAGTAACTACCAGCAGGTTAGGGCGGCGCAGGAAAAAATAGATGCTGAAAGAAAACAGTTGATTGCTAATATGATGGATTCTATATTATACACCGAAGGTGCATTTTCTTATCATGACTTGCTTGTAATGGAGCCTGGTGAGATACAAATAATGATTGATAGATTTTCTCATAAAATAGAAACAGAAAATAATGCAAGACAGTCCGCGGCTGGTAAAAAATCTGTGTCGCTATAGTTTATTACGTCTGTGTACAAAATTTCTATCGTCATCACTCCAACTGTTATAGTAGCCTTGACGTTCAAGTGTTTTACTTGCATCAACCAACGCACTATATCTCTGTAACAGTAACAAACCAGCAATACCAAAATTCATTTCTACACCACTCACTAATTCATAATGATCTGGATGATCCATTAACAGCCACATGTCGTGTGGTTGCCACACATCATTGAATTGCAGTTTGGTTTTCAGCATAGGTTCCAATGGTTTATCATAGAACCACCATATAGCAACATCTAAACTGTCGTCCCAATCTGCCGCCACATGACTGAGTTCATCCCAATTGGTAAATTTTTGTATGCTTACTCGTTCATCCATCAGAGCCTTTTTCGCAAAAGGACATGGAGGAAAGTTGTTCAGTAATGGATTTGGTCTGCTTACAAATTTAGTGATCCATGAACGGATCTGTTCATCCATTGAAGTAATCACTAAGTTTTTGTGCATGTTCTCTACATTTTTCATAATCATTGCCTGCCACAAATGCAAGCCGTTGACCTCCTGGCGGATTAGAATCTTCTATCAAGTCAATGTCATAGTACACGAAGTTTACGCCTTCTGCAACCGAAAACTTAACTCTATCAGCCAATTTCATTTTGTATTTTTTATTCAGTTTACCCCAAACAGGAACTGTACACCCTTGTTCTATATCAGATATATCATGCCATGTGCCTAGTTCATAAAAGTATTTAACCTGCTTGATATACTTTGGTCCCCAGGCACACATCATCTCTGTGTTGCAACGTGGGTGTACTTCAATGCACTTATCACCTATAAATTCAAAGTTAAGCATGCCTGTGTAACCTTGCATATGACTTTCTATAAATTCCAATATGAATCTTCTGCGGTTAAATGTTTGTACTTCTTGTGGTGAATCTGTTAATAGTTGACTTTGCCAATGCGAAAAACGACCATCTCCCATCGAATAACCAACTGTGTATCGCCAATCTAATACTTTGTTTTCTTTCACAGCAAGATCAAATGTACTGTGTTCGCCTGTCAGTACTTCCATACAAATGTGTGCCGGAAAGTAGTTTTTTAAATAATCGTCTCTATCTACACAATGCGAAGTGTTTATGCCCATACCCCACAAGTTCTGCAAAGGTTTAGAAAAGCAAGGTAAAAAGTCAGGGTGTTGTTTTCCGTGTGGAAACCATTTCATGTTCTGTATATCTAGAATACGCCTTTTATCGAACAACCATTCAAGATTAGGATTTATTTCCAATGCATCAGGATCATGCAAAGGAATATCGACAGAAGGAATTAGCTCCAAGTTCTCGCACCAATGCGAAAACTGTTCGTCTCCCAACCACATTTAATTAATCTCCTAATCGATGAACAAGTTCATCGGATTTTTCGTCTAAAGACTCAAATCATTTACTATACTTAGTCTATTTGGCTTTGGTTCAGTCGCACTTAGCCTGTTTACGGCAAAGCACAACTGGTCC